GGAGCGAAAAACCCCCCGCCGCCAAGAGCTTGCGCTGCAGGACAAGCAAGCCGAACACCACGAAACGCAAGAAACAATTCGCGCAGGCGACAAAGCTGAAGACCCATACATTCGCAAAACTCGCCCACTGATGGCGCGCCAATCTCTCTGGGCTACGGTTCTTTACTGCTTTGTTTTTGAGTTTCTAAAAGCGAAAGGCATGGGAACAGGGGCAGACCCCTATATCGCGGGTTTGCTTTCGGCACCTGCGTGGACTTACTTAGGCTTGCGTACTTTGGATGGTTTCGCACCTTATCCCAAAGGCAGCGGCCACAAAGCCACCTCCGCCGTGGTGGATGCCATTAAGGGGCGTCAATGAGCGATCTGTTTGATAAAGCCCAAGAGCGTGATCAGGAATTCCTTGCCTTAGCCTTAAGCAACCATCACGCAGCACGGCGCAATATGATTCAAGAGCAGCCAGATGAAGATGAAGAAGGCAATCGCTACTGCCTCAGCTGTGGTAGCGAAATACCCAAAAGAAGAATAGAAGCTCAGCCTGAGGCTGTGCGGTGCGTCAGTTGTCAGTCTAGAAAGGAGCCACATTGATGGATTTATTTGTGAAGTATTTCTCTATCGCGTGGACGGTCTTTTCATCCCTCGTCATGGTTGGCTTGGTTCTGCTTTCCAAAACCTATGCCAAGCGTGAAGACCTAGCGAAAGTGGAAAAGAAAGTGGATGACTTAAAAGCGCATGTAGACAACCTCCCGACTCAGCAGCAAGTCACAGAGTTGCTGGTTGAGCTAGCCAATACACGGGGTGAGATGAGAGAGCTAAAAGCAAAGATTCAGCCTGTCGAGCATCTTGCCCACCTCCTTTTAGAACAACGTTTAAAAGATGATAAGTAGAGGTTTACATGTCATTTAAAGAGCTTTTAACCGAAGACCAGCGACTGGTTATTTTGCGCTCTCTGCATGAGATGCATGGCTATGAAGCAAACGAGTCGATCATTGATTCGTGTCTTGATGCTTACGGCCACAAAATCAGCCGCGATGTAGTTCGCACCCATTTGTTTTGGTTGCAAGAGCAAGGCCTAGTGTCACTGCGTGATGTGGGCGATTGCCAAATTGCGCGCCTCACTGGCCGTGGTGAAGACGTGGCAACGGGTCAAGCCGTTGTGCCAGGTGTTAAACGCCCACGGGCATAGGAGCAAGGCGTATGCAAGTTGCCAGTAACCGCAAAAGCAAAGTTGAACTGCTGCCGGAAGATATCCGCAATACGCTGAATGTCTTTATCCGCAGCGGCAACATGACGCAAAAAGACATTCTAGAAGCGGTCAATCAAATGATTGATGACGCAGGCTTGGGAGATGATGCCAAGCTAAGCCGCACAGGGTTTAACCGCTATGCCAAGCGCATGGAAGATATGGGCCAACGCTTGCGCCAGTCTCGTGAAGTCGCGGAAGTGTGGGTTTCTAAGCTTGGTGAAGCACCAACCAGTGATGTCGGTAAGCTGCTGCAAGAGTTCGTGCGCACTATGGCGTTTGATACCTCCATGAAAATGATGGAGCAATCTGATGGTGAAGATGGCGAAGTGATCTCACCCAAGGCGCTCGGCCAGTTAGCCTTGGTGGTGCAGCGCATCGAAACCGCCGCCATGACCAGTATGAAGCGCGAGAAAGAGATTCGCGCCGCGTTCGCTGCTGAAGCCGCAGAGGCCGCTGAGAAGATTGTTAAGCAAGCGGGCATTTCGGCGGATACCGCCACCGATATCAAAAACCAAATCTTGGGGATCGCGTAAATGAACTATGAATTCCGCGAACAAGATGTGCTGCTGCCTTACCAGAAGCGATGGATTGCTGATGAATCTCCGCTAAAGATTGCGGAGAAAAGCCGCCGGACGGGTATTACTTGGGCGGAAGCGGCCGATGCTGCGCTCACGGCTTCTAAGTCAAAGGCCGCAGGTGGCACTCACCATTTCTATGTGGGTTCCAACAAAGAGATGGCGCGCGAATTCATTGATGCGGTAGCGATGTGGGCCAAGGCGTTTAACTATGCGGCGCAAGATGTTCAGGAAGAAGTCTTTCTCGATGACGATGGCAACAAAGAAATCTTAACCTTTGTGGTCTATTTCGCTTCTGGCTTTAAGGTGCAAGCGTTATCCAGCAACCCTTCTAACCTGCGGGGTATGCAGGGCTGCGTAACCATTGACGAAGCCGCATTCCATGAACGGCTTGCAGAAGTGCTCAAGGCCGCGTTGGCTTTAACCATGTGGGGCGCAAAGGTGCGCCTTATCTCTACCCATAACGGGGTGGACAACCTATTTAACCAGCTCATTCAAGACAGCCGCGCAGGCAAGAAGCGTTACTCGATCCATACCATCACGTTGGATGATGCCTGCCGCGATGGTCTGTATAAGCGTATCTGTCAGGTCAAAGGCAAAACATGGACGCAAGAAGCCGAAGACCAATGGAAGCGTGACCTACTGCGTGACACCGCCACCGAAGAAGATGCGCTGGAAGAATACTACTGTGTGCCGAAGAACGGCGGCGGCGCATACATTAGCCGTGGTCTTCGTGAGCGTGCGGCCTCTTTGGCTGATGCGCCCGTAATCAGCTTTACTGGCAGCGCAGCATTCAACAATGCAGGCGAAGCCGAGCGCATGCGTACTATGCAAGAGTGGCTAGTGGAGAACGTTGGCCCACAACTGCAAGCCTTGCCTAAAGGGTTGCGCCATGCACTCGGTGAAGACTTTGCCCGTAACGGTGACTTAACGTCGTTTGCTCCGATTACCGTCGAGACAGATACCAAGCGAACGGTTCCGTTCCTAGTCGAGCTTAAGAACGTGCCATTCAAGCAGCAAGAGCAAGCGCTGTACTACATCTGCGATCGCCTGCCTCGCCGCGACGGCATCAAGCTCGATGCGCGTGGTAACGGCCAATACCTTGCCGAGCAGGCCCGATACCGTTATGGCGCGGAAGTTGAAGAGGTCATACTCTCTGTCGCCTACTACCGTGAGAACATGCCGAAGTTCAAAGCCGCTTTCGAAGATGACGAAATAAAGCTGCCTAAGCATGAGGATGTGATCACCGACCTTGGGCAAATCAAAATCTATCGTGGTGTGCCTGGCATCGATGACAGCCGAACCAAAGGCAGCGATGGTAACAAGCGCCACGGTGATAGCGCGGTGGCTATCTTCCTTGCTTATCTCGCTTCTAAAGCCGACATCACCCGTTACGAACTGCACACCATCAAAGCGAATGCCGATGAAACACAGCGCCGCTTCTTTGGTACAGCAGAAGAAAACAACCGATTTGACGACATGCCGCACGCCAGTGATCTGCGCGGCAAAGGAATTCGACTATGAGTATTCAATTTCTCGACGCTCGCGGCCAGCCACTCAAAGCCGACAAAACCGTACTCGCCGAAGACATTGCCCGTGCTTACACCACGGGCGTGCGCAACCCACGCCCTGCCAGTGTGGCCTCAACCATTACGCCGCAGCGCCTTGCAGGCTTGCTGCGTAGCGTAATTGATGGCACAGACCCAGAAGCGTACATGACGCTCGCGGAAGAAATGGAAGAGCGAGACCTGCACTACGCAGCGCAGTTGCGCACCCGTAAGCTCGCCGTGGCAGCGATTGAGCCAAGCGTGGAAGCCTACAGCGATGAAGCCAATGATGTGCTGATGGCAGAGCGCGTGCGCGAAATCATGACCGACGACATGATCCCTGAGCTGCTGTTTGATTTGCTCGATGGTTTAGGCAAGGGCCTTGCCGTAGTGCAAGTGCTGTGGGATACCAAGAAAACCCCGTGGAAGCCGAGCGATTATAAGTGGGTTGACCCTCGTTACCTGCGCCAAGACCAAGAAACCCTAGAGCAGATCTTGCTGATTAGTGATGATGCCCCAACGGGCGCGCCGCTAGAGCCTTATAAGTTCATCGTGCATACGCCGCGATCTAAGTCTGGCAGCGTGTGGCGCAATGGCCTAGCGCGCTTAGTGGCAGTGATGTACATGCTCAAATCGTTCACCGTGCGCGATTGGTGGGCGTTTGCCGAAGTGTTCGGCATTCCGGTTCGGGTCGGTAAGTATGGCGCGAACGCTAGTGAGGGCGATATCAGCACGCTGATTAATGCCATTGGCCGCATCGCCAGTGATGCGGGTGCGGTGATCCCAGAGTCAATGAAGATTGACTTGCTAGAAACGGCCAAAGGCAATGGCGGCGACACGCTATTTGAAAACATGGCGCGTTGGTGTGATGAACAGATTTCAAAAGCCGTACTCGGCCAAACCATGACCGCCGACAATGGCAGCTCTCAATCGCAAGCAAACGTTCACAACGAAGTGCGGATTGATATTGCCAAGTGGGATGCGCGCCAACTCGAATCTTGCATCAATGAATTCTTGGTTAAGCCTTACATCATCCTCAACTGGGGTGTGCAAGAGCATTACCCGAAAGTGCGCATCAAAATCCCAGAGCCGGAAGATCTCAAAGTTCTGGTCGATAGCTTAACGCCACTGATCGACCGTGGCCTACGCGTGAGCGCTTCATCCGTGCGTGATAAGTTCGGCCTGAGTGAGCCAGAGAACGAAGAAGAAGTGCTGGTGCCTATGGCGCAAGCTTCCATGCAATCTCTAGAGGTTGGCCTAAACCATTCGCAAGGTATTGCGATCAACCGCATCAGCCAAAGCGTAGACGCGGAGGTTGATGCGATGACCGATGAAGCCGTTAGCGAATGGGTGGAAACTGGCGAAGAGTTTATGAACCCGATCTTAAAGCTCGCCAAAGACTCGGCCAGTTATGATGCGTTCTTGGCTGGCCTGCCTGCCTTGCAAGCGGAACTCAGCGAGGGTGAGTTTGTTGAACAGATGGCGAAGCTGATGTTTCAGGCTCGCGGTTTAGGAGATGCGCGCGATGCCTAAAAACATTGTGCCCAAAGAGTCGCTGGAATGGTTCAAGCGCAAAGGAATTAAGCCAAGCTTTGACTACCGTGACGTGTGGAAAGAGGAACACGCAAACGCTTTCACCGTAGCCAAAATGCTCAATGCCGATTTGCTGGTTGAGGTGAAGCAGTTGGTTGAGCAGGCCATTGCCGAAGGTCAAACCTTTGAGCAGTTTCGTGATCTGCTCAAGCCGCTACTGGTGAAGTCTGGGTGGTGGGGCGTACAAGTGATGGATGACCCACTCACCCAAGAATCAAAGCTTGTTCAATTGGGCAGTGAAGGCCGTTTAAAAACCATTTACCGCACCAACATGCGCACCGCTCGCGCCGCAGGCCAGTGGGAACGCATCGAAAAAACCAAGCGCGCCATGCCCTATTTGCTCTATCAGTTGGGGCCATCGCGTGAGCATCGGCTTGATCATGTGCGTTTGAATGGTGTTCTGCTGCCAGTGGGTGATCCGTTTTGGGCGCAGTTTATGCCGCCCAACGGCTGGGGCTGTAAGTGCTGGGTTCGGCAAGTATCAAAGCGGGAAGCTGAAAACCTGATCGCTGAAGGCAAGGTGAAAACCTCCGCGCCTGATACGCAAAACAAGCGATGGGTAAACAAACGCACCGGAGAAGTGGAAGTATTGCCCGAAGGCATTGAGCCTGGTTGGAACTACAACCCAGGTAAGAAACGAGAGCAAGCGCTGAGTGATGATTTGCAAGCCAAAGAGACGCGCTTGAATGAAACCTTAAAACAGTAAGAGGAACGATCATGGCTACCACAGCAGTGAAAATAGTCTCCAGTGAATACCGCCAAATCAACGTAGGGTTGAAAGGCGTATTTGTGAATCGCGGAGCAGTTAACGGGCAAATGCTGGTTGCAGAAACGCAGCCAGCAGTAACCACCGAAGGCGACCCAATGCTAGCGCAAAAGCGTTATGTGTATGAGCTAACAGGCAGTGATCTGGTTTGGGCTAAAACCAACAGTGGTGAAACCACGGTAGGAGTAACGCCTGCATGATCTATGAAGCCCCCTTAACTTCAGGTTCAGACGCGCATCGACATAAGAGCGAAGTGTTGTTTGACTTTTCCGCATCACCTTTGGTGTTCACGCAGGGGGTGACATACAACTTGATTGACCGCATCAAAGCCGCAGCGCCGATATTCGGCAGCTTGCTGCCGTTCTTTGATACAGCAGCCAATCTGCTGCGCAGTTTTAACGATGACGCCAGCTTGCACTTTAAAGCAAACTTTATCGGTAGCTTTCCAGGCTCTGCGGCAACCCGTTCATTGGAGCTGGATTTTTTAGGCACTGAAGGCAACCGACTGGTGCAGAACCGGAGCTTAGAAGTGGATGAGGATGTGATGACGTTCTCGACTTTCTTCAGTGTCGATAAAAACGGAAACATTGCGACCAATGGCACGGCCATACAAATTCGCGCTAATGGCCGCGACTTTACTTGCACTAAGCTGTTGTTGATCGCAGAGCAAGAAACCTACTCAACGGAGATACTAGGGGGTGGTGCGTGATTTATGAAGAAAGTGGATGCGAGCCAGTCACCTATGTTGAATCAAGTGCATTGCGTTGTGAGCGTCTTTCTCTACCTGCTTCTGAGCTTTACTACCCAAGGTTTGATGGTTTAACGCAATACGCTTTGTTGAGTTCGCCTTTGGTTGTTCCAGCAGGTGTTGATTTTGAATTGGAAGTGGCGGTGAGTGGATTAAATCCATCGGCTTACCAATCCATTTTCTCTGGTTCAACGATTGATAACTTCTTTCGGTCTTTGTCCAATGGCGATGGCATCCAAGTTTATGCGGGTAGTTATGTTGTGACATGGTCAACATCAGGCTTTAATCCATCAGCGCGTCACGTTTATCTACTCAAGCGTGTTGGTGCCACAATATCAATATTGGTTGATGGCGAGGTTAAGGCTACTCGTTCAGGTTCGACTCAAGCTGTTGAAGTTGATCGCTTAATGCGTTCTTGGACTACCTCCTCTTACACTACTGGGTTGCTAGAGTCATTCAAGCTCTCTATCGCAGGCGTGCTATCCAATGCAATCATGTTTAATCAACGCAATCAGAATGTTCAGCAGGCTTCTGTGGGTGGCGTGAATGCAGCGATCATTAACCATACTGAAGCAATGTGGGAGTTAAGTTAATGCGTCAGCTCTATGTTTATTTGCCTATGTCATGCATTGGCTTGGTAATGGATGAGCAGTTTAAAGATGCCGTCGATATGGACAATGGCTATAAGCTTGGTGTGCTATCTAGCAAGCAATTGGAGGACCTTAAAAATTCGGCGGAGCTTTTTGGATACCGTGTCGTGGAAAAGAACCAAGAAGAAATCTTGGCGGATATGCAGAACCAGGTGAATGATATTTTTCTATGTGAATATGATCTCGCGGTAAGGATTCATGCCAACTTAGTTGGTGATTTTATGTAACGCTCTCTAACGCGACAGAAAGCCAAAAGGCATGCAAAGGTATCAATAAAAAAGTTTAAATCAATCTGGCGCGATTTAAACATGGTTTAAACTAGGTTCGGCGTTGTGTTTTTGGTTGGCTTTTGCGTTTCGCTTGCCAACCTGTTTTTTTGCGGTAATCTTAACCACGCTTTTCTCCCCTCCCAAAACGTATCCCAACCCTATCAATTTGAGCAACTGCCGTTATTTCGGCTCGGTTGTCGCATTGGCGCATTCTTACTCCACCAAAACAAGTTCATATCAACCGACCACCAAGGAGGTTGTTATGTAGTGCTTATGAACCGGAGTAATCAATGGCTAATTGTCTTACTGCCCTTTGTTTCAACATGGCAAATGTGGATGCCGCCACCGCAGGTGTTTGGCTTCCGCTTATTCCGGCCGGAACATTTCAAGGGATTGATGGACGCACTTGGAACAACTCCAACCCTAACGCCATTATCCAGCGCTTCACTAAAAAGCGCCCATTCGATGTAGAACATTCAACCCATATCAAAGCGCCAAACGGTGAGCCTGCACCCGCTTACGGCTGGATCACGTCACTGGAAAATCGCAACGGCGAGATTTGGGGGTTTGTGGAATTGAATGCCGAAGGCCGAGAAATGATTGAGGAGAAGAAGTACGCCTTCTATTCCCCAGCGTTTGGTTACGATAAGGAAACAGGTGTTATCTACAGCATCGAAAGTTCAGGTTTTACCAACAATCCCAACCTAAATGTACCCGCCCTCAACCGACAAGAGGAAAACGAAATGAAGCTACCACAGCTTATTCTCGCTGCGCTTGGCTTGGCCGAAACCGCAACCGAGCAAGACGCGGTAATCGCAATCAACTCTCTGAAGTCAGAGAAAGACATTGCGCTTAACCGTGCATCAAACATTGATCTCAATGTGGCCGTGCCTAAAGAAACCTATCAGCTAGCACTTAACCGCGCTGAAACTGCTGAAGCGGCATTAAAGGCCATTCAGGAATCTGAAATTGATGCGCTGGTAGAAGATGCGATCAAGGCTGGCAAAGTTGCCCCTGCGAACAAAGAAATGTTCCTCAGCATGTGTCGTGCGGAAGGTGGCATTGAGCAGTTCAAGAAGTTTGTTGAAACCGCGCCAGCGATTGCAACCAACTCAAAAGTGACCACCACGCAAACTTCTGTACAAGCCGACGAACTTGACCCAGAAGAGATCGCGCTGTGTCGCAAAATGGGAGTGACTCAAGAAGAGTACCTCAAGTCTAAGCAATCTCTGGCTAAGGGAGCGTAATCATGGCTTTAAGTGAAGCTCAAGTAATCGAAGCGCTATTTGCTTCAATGAATGCATCCTTCGTGCGTGGCGTGGATGCAGCAAAACCGCAATGGAATATGGTAGCAACCGAAGTGCCATCGTCTGGTGCATCTAACCTCTATGGCTGGCTTAAAGATTTGCCAGAGATTAAAGAGTGGGTCGGTGATCGTCAGTTGGCGGATATTGGCAAACATGGCTATCAAATCCTCAACAAAACGTTTGAAAGCTCTATCTCAGTCAAGCGTGAAGACGTGGAAGACGACCAGATCGGCCAATACTCCATCATCGCTCAGCGCTTTGGTGATCAGGCGGCTATGTTCCCAGACAAGCTAGCATATCCGCTGCTAGTCGCTGGCTTTGCAACCCTGTGCTATGACGGTCAAAACTTCTTTGACACTGACCACCCATTGGACACCACGCCAGCAACTACCTTCTCGAACGTGGTCGGTGATCCGTCAACGGATACGGGGTCGCCTTGGTTCCTACTCGATACATCACAAGTCCTAAAGCCTGTGATCTATCAGAACCGCCGCCCATTCGTGTTTAAGAACATGAACCCGAATGAAGAATACACCTGGTTCAACAACAAGCTGGTTGCGGGTGTTGATGGCCGTTGCAACGTGGGGTTCTCTTTCCCTCAATTGGCGATTGGTTCTAAAGCGGCGCTGACCGAAGCCAACTATGAAGCAGCAATTCAGTTGATGGGTGCGATGAAACGCGCTGACGGTACGCCTCTGGGTGTTCGTCCTACCACACTGGTGGTTGGCTATCAGAACCGTGCGGCAGCGAAGAAGCTCATTGACCGCATGCTGATTGAAGGCGGCGACTCTAACCCGTACTACAAAGATGTAGAAATCGTAGTGAGTCCTTTCATCGCATAACGGCGATAACGAGCTGGCGGGGG